TTCAAGACGTTCTTTACTCGGCGATAAATATAAATATGTATGGAGTAACTACCGCTATATAAGTTGCTGATATTCAATTATTTCAAATGGATTTCTTTTTAATTTTTTAGGTGTTCTTGTTCTGTATATGTCGTTATTTTGTTGTTTCTTTGTTTCTTGAAAATAATACTATAACAAAATAACATGAACGAAAAAGATAATGTAACACTGCGAAAGAAACCTCTGAAAAATGGTGGGTTCTCGCTTTATTTGGATGTTTACCGAGCCGGGGTGAGAAAGTATGAATACCTTCGCCTTTATTTGGTTCCGGAAAATACACGAGCGGATAAAGCGAAAAATAAAGAGACGATGGCTTTTGCCGAGGCAGTAAGGGCAAAACGGGTTGTGGAACTTCGCAATGGTGTGTTCGGATTCCAAAATAAAGGTTCGCATGTTAAGTTTGCTGAGTTCTTCCATAAAGTCCTCAAAGAAAAGAAACAGCGATTCAGAAGCAGCACGTTTATAAAGTTCCGTGGGTTATGGAAACATCTTGAAATTTTCGATGCTCGGGTTAACACCATGACGATGAACCAAATTACCCCGGAATGGAGTGAACGCTTTGTTGCGTATTTGCATAATGCTCACCCACTGACGCATACGCGGCAGAAAAATGCCTTGCTAAAGGGTTCAAGCGCAAAGAATACTTTTGCGAGATTCCGACATTTAATTGCTTGTGCCGTACGTGAAGGACTGGTTCCTGCCGAAACGCTGAGCCGTATTCGTACATTACGCATTGAGGAATCTGCACACGAACGCCAATTTCTGACATTAGACGAGCTGCGCTTGTTGGCCGCTACCCCTTGCGATAACAAACTGGTGGAGCGTATGTTCTTTTTTTCGTGTTTGACGGGGTTGCGTTTTTCTGATGTAGTGGCACTTAAATGGGGCGACGTATCGAAACAGGGTGATTTTACGCGCATTGTGTTCCATCAGCAGAAGACGGGGGCTTTGGAGTATTTGGATATTTCGCCACAGGCCGAACAATATATGGGTACTCGTGGCAATGATTCAACCCGTATTTTCCCATTCTCGAATTCGGTTAATATGTTGTGCAAGCATTTGATGGTGTGGACTGAAAAGGCCGGCATAAACAAACATATTACTTTCCACTCGGGGCGGCACACATTCGCTTGCCTCATGCTCGATCTGAACACCGACATTTACACGGTGAGTAAGCTGTTGGGGCATCGCAACATTTCGACTACGCAGATTTATGCCAAAATCATAGACAAGAACAAGCAAACAGCTGTGGCGCGGATTCCGCAGATACTATCAAAAAAGTAGCTTTTTTACTAAGTAGGTGTTCAAAATTATTTTATATCAATCATTTGTTGTTGGTGTGCATTTTGATGAATTATTAGTAACTTTGCACACCTAAACATGATTAATTATGGATAATACTTTTGCTCAAAGATTGGTTAACGCCAGAAAAATCCGTTGTATGTCACAACGTGAACTATGCAATTCGGTTGATGGTAAAGTGTCGCCAAGTGCAATTGCAAAGTATGAAAAGGGACTGATGATGCCATCAAGTGACGTGTTAATTGTGCTATCCCACGCATTGAAGATGAAGCTTGACTACTTTTTCCGTCCTTTCACCATTGATATAGACCCTTCCAAATTTGAGTTCCGCAAGAAGTCAAGCCTGGGAAGCAAAAAGGTTGAGTCTATAAAACACCTTGTCTGCTCCGAAATAGAGAAGTATCTTGAAATCGAGTCCATTCTTGGCATAACGTCTAAATTCTGCTTGGATTATGGTAACACGACTGTCGAGGGAGAGAATGAAGCGAAACTCTTAGCTTTGCGTCTTCGCAATGACTTGAACATCGGTTCTGATGCCATTGTCTCCGCTATTGACTTATTGGAAAGCGTTGGGGTGAAGATTATTGAAATTGATCACGACAGCTCTTTCTCGGGCACTTGCAACGAGGCAGGTGGCTTACCTGTTATTGTGGTCAACAAGAATATGGGTTCTGAACGCAAGCGTCTCACCATTTTTCACGAATTGGGTCATCTTCTGATGCATTGTGCTGACGGCGTTGACAAGGAGAATATGTGTAACGTGTTTGCAAACGAGGTGTTGATACCATCTGATAAGTTCAAGAATCTGATTGGTGAGTCGCGTCACGATATTTCCTTGGTCGAACTACAGGCCATTCAACGCGAATACGGCATTTCTGTTGATGCTCTTATGGTAAAGGCTGCTCAACTGAATATCATTACAGACAGACGCTTCACTTCTTACTATAAAAAGAAGAATGCTTTTCCTACTTTCAAGGAGGCTGTAGAACAAAGTCTCTATCCCATGGAGCATACCTTCCGCTTTGAGCGTTTGGTCTACCGTGCGCTTGCCAGTGAGGTTATCTCATATTCCAAAGCAGCAGCACTATTGGATAAGTCAGTCAATGAAGTCCGTGACACTCTCAATCTGATGTAAGTATGGAGATTGTTCTTAATGACACAAATATTTTGATAGACCTTTATAATGCAGGATTGCTACCGTATTGCAAGAAACTTAATCTCGATTTTCGTACATTGGATGTCATTATCAACGAGATTGAAGATTCAGAACAGTATGCAGCAGTCCAAAGCATTATTGACGAGGGAACTCTGTCCGTTCACTCTCTTACTGGTGAGCAGGTAGGAACTGTTTTCCAAAAGGTTGCTGCATACAATGGTGTTTGTAATCTGTCTGTGGAAGACATTTCCGTCATGGTTTATGCCATAGACAACAATTGTCGTTTGCTGACCGGTGACAAGAAGTTGAAGGATAAGGCTACGCTTGAAAACGTAAAAGTCTCTGGTATTTTATTTCTCACGGATATGCTGACAAAGGAATCTGTTGTTGACGGTGGTGAAATGATTACCGCCTTGGAGCGTCTTCTGAGCTCAAATAACCGCCTTCCAAAGAAACTTATCAAAGAAAGAATAGAAACTCTAAAACGCCAGACCGCACTTTAGCTCATTTTGTGGCTATCAGAAATGTGTAGTGTAATAGACATCAATTTGCCGTTTGTGGCAATAATTTTGCTTCGCGAAGTCAGGCTGCATTCCGATTTGCGGTTGATTGTCGTCGGGGCGTTGCCCCTATTGACGACGTATTGCCCTTACAGGGCGCCGCGGTTTCAAAACCTCCGTCGCTCTGCACTGCGGTTTGCGCTAGTTCAAATGTAAAAATAATTATGAGCACCTACTTACCTTTGTAACGTTATTTTTAATGTTTATAACATGAAACGTATTTGTATTTTAACGGCACCTACAGAAACGGGCTTGTGCGGCACTTGCGATTTGCTACCGGGATGGGTCGTTTCTACCTCAGGCAGTTTCAGCGACTTCAAAAAGGAAGCAGGCGAGAGTGTGTCTTTTTATTTGGAGTGTGCCAAGGCCGACGGTGACGAGGTTGCTGCTGCGTTCGGCGATGACTGGGTGCTCGATTTTGTGTTCGATGTTCGTGCGGTTCTTTGTTATCTGCGCGGCCTCATGTCGTTTGCGGCTTTGGAGCGCCTTACCGGCATCAACCAAAAGCAGCTGGCGCACTATGCAGCCGGCAGAAGCAATCCTCGGCCGGAGCAGGGGAAAAAAATTGTTGAGGGATTGCACAGCTTTGCGCATTTGTTACTAAGCATCGAAGTGCGGTAAAGCTGCTACAATATGTGTTTATGGCTATTTTTGAGACAAGGAGTTCATCTTTATGCGGATGAACTCCTTGTTTTGTTGTAATTACAATTTTTTCAACCATTCCTTACCACGCTTCGTAAATGTCCAAAGGTATATACCGCCGACAATTACCGTTCCAAGCGCATATACTACAACAAATGTTTCCATATCACTTTAATATTTTATTGGCCAAAAGTGCAGGTACGATGGTAAGCAGCACACCGAACAACACAGATAGCCAATTCGTTACATCACTAATGTCCGAAAATAGCGGCAATATCAAGCCGACAATCAATCCAGCAAAGGATAGCTTCGACAAATCAAAAAAATATCCTGCCAATTTTTCGCGCCTGGTGTCTGACTTTTGCCGTTTCTTTTATTTTTCTTACTCGTTCAAAGTTACTCATTTTTTTATTTCTTATCGAGCAGCACTTTGATGAGCCGTTCTTTTTCGTCGAGCAATTTTTCGAGGGCTTCAATTTTTTGTTTGGCCAATTGTAGCTCTTGGCTGTCGCGGCTCGCCGAATTGGACGATTCGGTCGTTACCGTGTTGATGGCATTGCCGTGCATCGCTACGGCACTGTTTACAGAACTTACTTGAGCGGGGGGAGCTACGTCTAATAACATGGGGCCAACACCGGTCAGTAGCCAAGATGGGTTTATATTATCGCAATTATTCACGATTTTTTCCAATATATCAACTTTTGGAGTAACATTTTTCGTATACCCCCTAATATTTGCTTCTGTTGTGCCAATTAGAGAGGCAAATGTTGTGTTTTTACCTTTGCCATAATGTTTTACAAGCTCATTAATTCTTTCGTGTATTGTTGTCATATTCGTGATAAATTTCGTTTTTAATATTAAAACTATGGTATTTTACTGGCAATAATCGCATTTTCTTCCGATTTTATTTGTATTTATCGAAATAACTCACGATATTTGCAACGCGTTCGGAAATATATCACGAAATATTTCTCCGAACTCGTAACAATACTACTTGCAAATATAAACAAAACAACCCAAACAACCCAATGACGAAAGAATTTATGACGCGTCACGAGCGCGAGAAAATGGCCCGTCACAAGGCCGTGTGCGACCGATGGAGCGAGCTCCGCAGCAATCCTGAGTATGCCGACATTGCCCCGTCGCGCATCTATGGAAAGGTGGCCGACGAAATGGGGCTTACGCCGCAGGGCGTGGTGCTCATACTCTGCCGATACGGGCTCTACGAAACAAAGGCCATGCGCCAAAAGCGCGAAAAGGAAGAACGACGCGGCAAACGCGCGGCACTTAAGAACTGACAATACCAAACTGCACATGGAAAATACAATCAAGGCAAAAGCCATAGTCAAGGTCACTACGGAATGCGGCTACTGGCTGTTATCTGAAATACGCGGACTGAAGGAAGGCGCAATCCTTGACGGCCGATATAACCCGCGCAACAAGGCGTTTGACTTTTCATTCAACGGGCAGGACTGCGTGCTGTGGATAGGCCAAAACGCGGAACTGCTAACAGAAATATGAACTTAAAAGCACATTGAACCATGCAAACAAAACACAGCGTAATTCGCCAAATCATTACTGCCGACTTCGGCTGCGATGAATGTGCCGAAAATGCCAAATGCCCCATTTACCGCGGCGAACGCAGCAGCATCAGTTTGCCCCGCATGCCGGCACTGCCCTGCCTGGCCTATACCTACGAACGCGCCATGCTCCTGCTCATCGACCGCATGGGGCAAATGACACCCACCCAGGCGCTCAGCCTAATAGGCCACAAAACCCACCCACAGCCATGAAGCGCGAAGTTCACCAACTCCCACTCTTTGCCGACAATCAGCTGCCGCCGCCCATCCCTCCCTGCGCTGCCGAACTCACCAGCCCCGAATGCCCCACACCGCTCGATGTGGCCAACCTGATTGTGAGGCGCACAAGAATTTGGCTGCGCGAACACCCCGGCTGCGATTGGCACGAAATTGTGACGCCCAACTGGCACGCCTACGTGGCCTGGCACCTGAATGAACCCCCTGATGTAAAACCCTTTAACACCCCAAACCCATGATGAATCCCCATGTAACCTACAACTCTACCCCCGCAGCCTCCGACCATTCGCCGCTCTGCCTGTTCGACCGCGTGCTTGTGCGCAACCGCTCCGACCAGCCATGGATGCCCCGCATTTTTGCCGGACTGCACACCGAAACAGCCGACGAACTGAATGAATTTATCAAACAATTATTTACCAAACCCTAATCCCCTCACCAAAGAAAATGAAAAATGAAAATCCTGTTCAGCAGACGAAGGCCGTCTACGAATACGAACTGATTGACAACGGCGTGCTACTCACCGACACCGAATGCGATATGCGCATGGCTGCGATCAACGACGACGACGGCCGGGGCATCACCAACCAGAAGGCGGCAAAACTGCTCGGCGATTGGCTGCAAGGCGAAATCGAAAACGTAATAGCCAGCTCAATGATCGACAAAGTGAAAATAACCATCGACATAGAACCCATTAACGAATAACCCACCCATGAGCAAAAACGACAAACGGCGCCAGCTACTCGAGCAAATAGAAAGCTGGCATAAAGAAAACGAAGAAAAAAGAATAGTGTTCGCCATTTTGGCCGAGAACGGCCGCTTCTCAGCTGCCATTGAAACATACAGCACCGACGCACTTGTCAACATCTTCCTCAACATGATGGAAGCGAAGGAAGTTGCCGAAGTTATACTTAAAGCCGCACTGGTATACACCACTAACCAAAAACGCGCGAAACGCGACCTTGACAACGCGGACGGTTAGTAGACGCTTCTGTTCAAATTCGCGTTCGGAAAAACCACTCGCCCCCCCTTTTTTTTAAAAAAAAACCTCGTACACCCTTATGAACCACCCCCACACCACCACGTTCCTTCATGTGTTCGAACTGCTGAAATGGCTGCTTGCCGCCCTCATTGTTTTCGGATGGCTGCTGCTCATAGCCATGTTCTGCTACGGACGGCTCTGGGCCATGTTCCCGGCACTATCGCTGTGCTACATAGGCCGCGCCACTTACCGCTTGGGCTGGATGCCTACGCTGTTTTACACAATTGAAGAATAACTCACTCACACACTTTTAACACCCTTAGAATTATGAATCCCGAAAATCAAACCCCCACCACTGCGGCCATTACCCTGGAAGATTTAGCCGCCAAACTCGACGAACTGAAAGCCCTTACGGCCATTGGCGTGAAAAAGGTGCTGACCATGAAAGAGGCCGCCCTTTACACGGGCTGGAGCCTGCCGCGCATGTACACCATGACCTCGGGCCGGCTGATACCCTACTACAAAAAGAACTCGAAGGTATACTTCAACAAGGAAGAGCTCGATGCCTGGATGCTGCAGCGCAAAATGCGAACCAAGGATGAGCTGGAGGCCGATGCCGAGAGCTACTGCTTTAATCGTGGCAGCGTATTTTAACCCTCGCGATGGCTTATGGAAAACAGTTGGATACGCCTGCACCGCAAAATCATGGACGACCCGCTATACTTTGCTGAGCCGTTCACGAAAATGCAGGCATGGATAGACTTGCTGTTGCTGGCCAACTTTGCCGACCGCGTGACGTTCATTCGCGGCAACCGAGTAACCATTAAGCGCGGACAGGTGGCCTATTCGCGCGAATGGTTCTCGGGGCGTTGGCGGTGGTCGAGGGGCAAGATAGACCGCTTTCTCGACATGCTGGAACGCGAAAATATGATAGGTCGACAGAAATCGGCTGTAATCACTTGTATATCAATAGTTAACTACGATGCCTATCAAGATAACGGGTCGACAGACAGGTCGGCAAACAGGTCGGCAGACAGGTCGGCAAACAGGTCGGCAAACAGGTCGGCAAACAGGTCGGCAGACAGGTCGGCAGAAATTGAGCATAATACATTGATAATCAATACTTACGAAAATGATTTGAATTTAGACGGGTCGGCAGACGGGTCGGCAGACGGGTCGGCAGACGGTACAACAGACGAGACAACAGAAAGTACAACAGACGGTACACAACATAATAATATATATAATAAGAAAGAGAAAGAGAAAGAAAAAAATAAAATAAAAAAAGAAAGCGCGAAGGCATTTGAAAGGCCGAGTGTAGAGGAGGTGAAAGCCTACATGGACGAGCAGGGGACACCGATTGATGCTGTACACTTCACGGACTATTACGACAGTGTAGGTTGGCGCATCGGAACCCGCCCCATGGCCGACTGGAAAGCAGCCGCGCGCATGTGGGAAAGAACCGAAAAAGCCCGTGCCGCCGAAGCCGCCCAAAAAGAAGCCCAGCGCCGCCAGCGCGAAGCCGAGCGCGAAAAAGCGCGAGCCGAACGCCCGCAAATAATCATTCAAAAAACCGAACGCTATGAAACCGGAACAAACCCCACAGCCGCGCCAGCGGCAAACGGCACACCGCCCCCGGGAGGTTGGCGCACTCGTGAGCGCGACGATGAACGCGCCGAGCGCGACCGCCGCTTTGCCAACTACCTTGCCCGGCTCGCTGCCGAAACAGCCGACGACGGCGGCAGCCCTGGCCTGTGAACAACGCTACGGCCCGGCCGCACACTTCCTGACCACCTTCAGCCCTTCGCTGCAAACGGCCTGCATAGCCCACCCCGAACGCACCTTTGGCGGCACCGCTCCGGCACTGAGCGTGGTGAGCGCAGCCTACGGGCGCAACGTGGCCAAAATGTGGCTGAGCATTCAGCTCAACAACCTGAGCGAGTTCACGGGCGTGAAAGACAAGCTCACCGAAGCGCAGATTGACGAACTCAGCGACTTGATTCTGGCGCAGTACTGGTACCTCAACGTGGCCGAGGTGATGTACTACCTGCAGCAGGTAAAGGCCGGACGCTACGGCCGCTTTTACGGGGCGGTCGATGCCATGGCCATTACCACCGGGCTGCTGAAGTTCCTTGACGAACGGCGCAAGGAGATTGACCGCCTCGAAACCCGCCGCCGCGAAGCTGCTGCCCGGGCCGACCGCCGCGACCACGAGGAAAACGGCATGAGCCGCGCGGAGTGGGAGGAGGTGGCGTGGCTCTACAACATGGGCTACGAACCCCACCGCCTGGCGGCCGAACGCGCTGCCAGGGAGCGCAACGCCGAAGCCGCACAGCACTAAGGAACAGAATATTTGCGTTTTAAGGCGGTTTTCCGCCCAAAGGTAATAAATCACACGCGCTGAGGGCGAAAACCCGTTAGAGCGAACGCAAACCACCTTCAGCGCGCTGTAATTACCCATGCGGCTAATGCCCGATAGCACAGTTCATTACCCAACCCCTTAACCCTCACCCCCCCGGAATGAAACGTTACACCACACCCCTTCACCGCTTTTTGGCGCGGCGCAGCGCTGCGCGAAAGGCTGCTCGCCAGGCTGCCCTTTGCCGACGCATTGGCCGACAGTTTGCGCTGTGCGAAACCGACGGCACAGTGGGCATTTGCTGCGGCACGCTGATGGTGCACTGCTTTGCCGAAACCGACACCGTGGGCCATGTGTGCCAGCAGCTCGATGCCATGCGGCAAACAGCTGCCCGCATGGCGCTGAAGCACCCCGAACTAATTGTTTAACCCAAAGTGTGTAACCCACTGACACACACCGATTAACGCCACACGCAGAGCCGCACGCGGCAGTACCATTTGCGCGCGGTCGCGAAAATGGTGGCTCGCCAACGCCACGCGTGCCTCGGCGTGCGGCAGCACCTCACTTAACACCCCGAAAAATTATGAACACACCCACCCCCACCAACAAGCCCACCAAGGCATTTACGCCGACCCGCGCCCTCACCCCCGACGAGCAGCGCGCAGCGTGCGAAGCGCGCATCGACACCATGCAGCAAAACGGCACCATTCAGCGCATTGGGCGGCTCATCGTTACGGCCAAGTATATGAGCGAAATAGCTGCCTACGTGATGGGCGAGGCGCAGGACATTATCTACGCCCACGGCTTTTACCGCAACGAACTGAAAAAACTGCTCAACGACTACGACCGACTGACCGAGCGCATTGCCAAGCAGTTTGCGCGTGCCTACCTGAAAAACTCGGATGGCGAAATGGAGCAGATGCGGCGCGACTTTGCCGAAATATTTCCGATTGTGATGCGTGCCATCGGTGCCGAGGCCGACGTGAAGGAACTGCTCGACGGGCTGGAGGCCGACTATGCCCCCTTTGACCCTGAGGCCGAGGGCTCACAGCCCACGCGAAGCATCAGCTTCCGGGTAACGCCAGCCACTTACAACCGCCTGCATGCCCTTTCAGCCGATAGGGCAAAGCCCATGGCACACATGCTGCGCCGGCTCATCGAACAGTTCTGCCGCGAGAACAAAATTCGCAAAAAGCCCCTTTCGCCCGAACATTAAGCGGCCTTGCCCCCCGAGGGGCTGTGCGCTGAACTTTAACCACTCGGCCAACAGGCTGACACGAGCCCGGAGCTAATGCGAACAATCGCGGAGCTAATCCGAACAATCGCGGAGCTAATGCGGCGTGCCCGCTCATGGGTGGCGCGTTATTCGCGCAATACCCTCCCCACGAAAAGTAATAAAAACTGCACAAAACCAAAGAAAATATGCCAATGAACGAAACCCTTTTTTTATACAGCGAAATATGGTATCTGGCCACCGACCGCAGCGGCCAGATGTACATTTACGAAAAGGAAATGCCCCACCGCGACGAGGACGAGGGCATGTGGGTGTGTGGCCTGAATGGCTGGTACCAAAGCATCAGCCCCAGGCAGCTCAGCCTGCTGGGTGTTGACACTCCGCCCGGGTGGGCCGACGAACCCATGCTGCTGGTGCTCGACACGCTGGTGAAACGAAACAACAAGCTGTGAGCTGCGGCAAAGCACTGCCCCTTTCACCCTAAGAAAAGAAGAAACGAGCAGTGCCGACGAGCTCGATTTGTTTTAACGACACCAACACGGTGCTTTACCTTGAAACAGCCGACTAAAATGAAACCAAACACCCCTAACCCAACTACGACTTACATGAACAAATGTGCCCTGGCTCAGGAGCTGGCCGTTACGGAGCGGCTCACCATTACCACCGCCTACAAAGCCATCGACGGACTGCTGCGCATCATGACGCGCGAACTTGCGCGCGGTGGCGGTGTAGCACTGTCCGGGTTTGGACTGCTTTATGCCAAGCATCAGCGTGCTCGCACGGTGATTGATGCTGCCACGGGCAAAGCCCTGCTGCAACCTCCGCGCTGCACGGCGAGCTTTCACCCCTATGCCGAACTGCATGCCGCGCTGAACCCTCAGGCAATCGCGCCCCCGGATTCGCCGGCAAATAGCTGCATTCCCTGCGCCCCTACTCCCGGCTAATATGCCGCAGGCTTTACTTGCCACGCTGCCCTTCATGAATACCTGTCGGGCAGCGTGGATTTATGCGTTTGTAAGAACTCACACCGCCAAACAGAAAAAAAACATGAAAGACATCGTAATTTATCTGCACCTCAATGGCCATCTGCGCCAATGGCTCATTCACGCACTCGGCAATCCCGTCCGATTCCCAGCCCGAAGCTATGAAAACCTGCTAATTACCCGCCATTTGAAACGTAAAACTGACCGGACTGAGTGCCCCACGAATCAGAGCACCGAAACTGTGGCCATTTGCTTACCCGACAATTCGATGCACCGCCCTGAGTATTACAATCACCTGACGCAGCGCGGCAGGCGGCTGTTGTCGGTATCGATTGATAATCTGTTTCGCATGCACCTGTGGAGCGAATGTTCCATGCTGGTAGGCAGCAGCGGAGAACTGAACCGAGGCATCGATGCGTGGTGTGCCGCTAACGGAATCAGCTTGGAATACCGCGAAGCTGTTAGGCAGAAATTTTACAGAATGAGGCGCTTATACGAAACAAATGGCATAATAGTGAAAAAAAAACGCGAAAATCGCATCCATTATACCCCCCATTTTTGTACACATTTATTTTAACATGAAGAAAGTATTTTTTAACCGTATGCAGCGCGAGGTAACGGCCATTGATGCCAACACGTCGGTGGTGGTGGCCGGACGCGGAACTGGCAAGGGCGTGCTGCACGCAGCCATTAACTTACGCAATATGCAGCAGATGCCACGTTCGACCACCGCCTTTGTCAGCCCCACGGCCATCCGCGCAAAAACAAACACCCTGCCCTCGATGTTTCAACACTGGGAAACTTGGGGCTACAAACGTAATGTGCATTGGTGCATAGGCCGACGACCGCCCAAGGAACTTGGTTGGCCGCAGCCTCTTATCGTTCCCGACGACTGGGACAACATCATCAGTTTCTACACCGGTGCCATCGGGCAGATTATCAGCCAGGACCGCGTGGGCACCTCGAACTCTAAGAGCTTTGATTTTGTGGACATAGACGAAGCTAAGTTCGTGAACTTCGAAAGGCTGAAAGATGAAACATTTCCGGCTAATCGCGGACAGCAAAAAGAGTTCGGCCACCTGCACTTTCATCACGGCATGCTCATTACGAGCGACATGCCATGCACAAAGGCAGGCAGTTGGTTCCTGAACTACGAACAGGCAGCCACCACCGATACCGTAAAAACCATCGAAGCGCTGCTCGCCGAAGAATACAACCTTCGCGCCCGACTTGACCAAGAACCAGAAAGTAAATATTTGCGGCAAACGCTTAACGAGGTGAGGCGCATGCTTTGTGCGCTGCGCAAGCATTGCACGCTGTATAGAACCTACTCATCACTCACGAACATTGAAGTACTGGGCGAGGCTTGGATAAGGCAAATGAGGCGCGATTTACCCTATATGGTGTTCAGAACAAGCATATTGTGCCTGCCGGTGAGCATCATGAAGGACGGCTTTTACTCATCGATGCGCCCTCGTCACAAGTATACCATGACCGATAACAGCCGTCTGGACGACATGGGTTACGACTTTGGGCGCATTGAAGCTGCAGCAGGAACCTGCGCTTTCGATGCTGACATTGATCGCACGCGCCCGCTTTGCATCGGTATGGACTACAACAACCTGATTAACTGGATTGTGTGCGGACAAGCCGACGAGGGGAACCGGAGGCTGAATGTACTGAAATCATTCTACGTGAAGAACGGACGGAAGATCGATGCGCTTGTCGACGACTTTTGCCATTACTATGAGCCATTACCCCTGCACGAAGTAATATTTTATTACGATGCCACAGCCAAGGGTAATCACTATGCGGTACGCGATGAGGGATTTGAATGGGACGTTATTCACCAGTTTAAACTAAACGGCTGGAGGGTACGCCCGGTGTACATTGGGAAGCCTTGGAACCACATCGATAAGTATCTGCTCATTAACCGCGGCTTTTCGGGACAGGCGCGGCTTATGCCCTACTTCAACGAACCCAATAACCCCGACTTGCTCGTATCAATTCAGACGGCCGGCATGTATAACGGCAAGAAGGATAAGCGCGGAGAAAAGCTGGCCGAAACCGATGAAGACCGACTCGAAAGCCGCACCGACGGCAGCGATGCTTTCGATACACTCTACATAGGTTGCGAGAAGTACCCACAAGCACGTGTGCTGCTCAACGTAACGAGTGGTAGCCGATGAACGTGCCCCTGCATATACCGCCTTGCAAGGGAGGCGTAATTACAAATCAGGGCGTAGGGCACTGGGGGGTAGGTTTATAGACAAGTGGAAAAAAGAGATTATGCAGAACCATGATTTTAGCTGGGAATCAGATATTAACGGAATCAGAATAAAGAAGCAGAGCGTAAAGCCGAAGAGTGAGAAGGGGGGCGTTTTGCGTCTTTTTGCTGATGCAGGTGCTTCTTTACCTTTGCCAATAGAACGAACAACGCAGGAACTATGAAAAAATATACTTTGTATGTAGACGGCTACATCGGATACAGCATTACGAAACAATATGTGAGAGCAAAGTTGAAAGAAAATGCCAACAATGCGGTCGAAGTACACATCAATTCGTATGGCGGCGATGTGCAGCATGCACTCGACATCCGACAGCAGTTTGTAGACCACGGAAACGTGACAGCCTACGTATTCGGCATGACAGCAAGTGCGGCTACCATTTTGGCCATGGGCGCGAAAAAAGTAAAGATGAGCAAGTATGCGCTGATGCTTATTCACCCCTGCTCGCAGTGGATTGACACTTGGGGAAGCTTTAACAAAGAAGAGTTGGACGAAGAAATCGAAAAACTTCAGAAGCAGGCAGCCGATATGGCAAACGTGGACCGTGTGATTGCATCGGTTTACGCCCTCAGAACTGGGCGCGAGGCAAAAGAAATAGCACACGTAATGGAAGAGGGACGATGGTTGACGGCTGACGAATGTTTGAAACTCGGACTGATTGACGAAATTGTGGAAGATGGTGAACCGTCTGTGCTGACCGACAGCCTGTGCCAACAGTTTACCGCGTGCGGACTGCCTTTGCCGCGCATTGAGAAACAAAATGATACTGAAAATGGCCTGTTCCAAAAAGTAAAAGAACTGTTTCGCGGAGCTATAGGCCCGAAAGAGGCTGAAGAAGACGCGCCAGACGAAACCCATAAACAATCAAAAACAGACAATATGAAAAGCAAAACACTTGAAGCCACCATTTTGGCTGAAATGCTGGGTATTGAAACCCTCACCACCGCAGACGACGGCACGCTGCACCTTACCGAGGAGCAGGTAAAAACACTTGAAAACAAACTTTCGGAGCAGAAAAACCAGATGGATGCCCTGACCAAACAGGTGAACGATTTGGCCGACGAAGATGGTGCAGACACAGAAAAAGTAATGCCTGATGCGACCGAAAACGATGCTGTGCGACTACCAGGTGCAGAAGCTGCTGCCTTTGCAGCCAAATTCGGCCACCTTTTTTAACAATGTAAAACCAACTAAAACAAGAACTTTATGCCAATCACCACTCTGGATGCCTTGAAGAAATCGGCAACCACCTACGCGAAAGACCTTTTGATGATGCCAGCCACTGGTGCACGAGCCACGTTACAACATATGAGCGCATTCCCCGGATTGCGCGGTGATCATGTGTTCGGACAGTTGGAAGGCACGGCCGAACTCGGCCCTTACAAGAATACCCGCAAATCGCAGGGTAATTTTAAGATTACTCCACGTACGCTCAGCCCCAAACTTGGAAACTGTGCCATTGAGTTCGACCCGAACGAAGTGTACGGCACCATCTACTCAAGCCTTGTGCTTCAGGGCGATGGACTTAAGAACACCGACATTGCCAAGAACATTCTGTTCTATGTGGCTGGTGTATTGGGTAAGAAACTGAATATGGCTATTTTCAGCGGCAGGCGTTCGGACAGCGGCGATACAACGGCAGAATTATTTGACGGTTTCGACACGATTACCGAAGCCGAAAAGACCGCCACGAACATCAGCGACGAGAAGGGTAACTATATAGCCTTGAAAACCATAACCGAGGCAAACGCTATTGAAGAGTTCCAAAAACTGTTCGATGCTTGCGACGATGAACTGAAGGGACAGCACTGCAAAATTTTCTGCACGCATGCCGATTACCAAGCTTACTGCCGCAATTACCAGTTGCTGCATGGCTCATTGCCCTACAATCAAGAGTTCAAAAAGACATTTTTGGAGGGTTCGGATAATTTGTTCGAGTTTGTGCCTTTGGCTTCGAAAAAGGGCAGTAAGTTCATCCATATTGCGCCGCAAACAAACATGTGCTACGGTTATGGTGCTGGGGAGATGCCGGGCGAACTGTTGTCTGTTGAGAAGTACACGAGCTGGATGCTGACACTCGAAGCGGCTATGGCCTTTGGGGTGGAGTTCCGCACACTAAGCCCGGAAATGCTAATGGTTGGCGAAATCGGTGCTGATGCTTAAAACAGGTAGAACAAAAGAAAAAAAGAAAGACTATGGCACAATTAAGCAACATTTGCAAAGAGGGTACCCCCCTTGCTTCACTGCGTTTTTGTCAGGGCACGAAAGTGTTGCCCGGCTTGTTCCAGTATGTGTACGGTGTGTTTAAGCGCGACATTGTAAAATGGCCCACGCTGCCCGAAGTGAGCGCCGAGAGCACAATGGACAAACTTGCTACCTACGTAGGCGACTTTACGCTGGCGGGCGACAAAAAGTGGGTGCGCATTGACTTGGCTACGAACAAGGGGAACGTGGAGTGCGAAACGCAGGGCGACCGCCCGAGCCGCACGTTTCTGAACAAACTTACGGTGAGCTATCCGGGTTCGTCGGCTGCTGCAGCGGGCTTTTGCCGCATGGCTATTGACGAGGACATGGTGTTCCTGGTTCGGCAGCGCGACGGGAAGTTCCGTGTGTTGGGTTCGGAGGCATTTCCGATTGACGTGAAGCCCAAATTTTCAACGGGCGAAGGCATCAGCACTTCGGGCGGAACGGATTTCGAGATTGAAGCCACAGACATTTGTCCGGCTCCCTACTACGAGGGGGTAATTGCTACGGCTGATGATGGCGACATTGATGCCAAGACCGGACTGCCAAAACCCGACGAAGAACCCTAATTCCCGGAAGAATGGACCACGAATTGACAAGAAGAATAAATGCGTGGGTAGAAAGCCCCTTTGCTACGCGCAACGTGGAGCAGGGGGCTTTGCTTCTTTTGCAGCTCACCAGGAACCAGTGGCTGTACCGTTCGGCCTGCATGGCTCCGGGGCGGTACAATGCCATTGTCGAGAACGAGCTGCGCAAGCACTTGCGCATACGCCTGGACGGACTGACGGCAAGCAAGGTGGCCGAACAGGAACCTGGGGTAATGGCACGAACGGAAGAGAGCCTTAGGGGGAACGGCAGGGGGCTGCGCGAGGACCACGACGAGCTACCGCCCGACATTCGCGCCCTTTACGAGCGGAACGGCACGCTTTACCAAAAAATGAAGGCTGAATATAACACGCTTTGCGGCATGGCTGCGGCTACACCGTGCGACCGCTACGAGCACATTCAAATACTGAAGGAGCTTGACGATGAGTACCGGCAGAACTGGGAACGGTACGACACGTACAACCCTCAGACCGCCGCACCCGAGGAGGAGCCACTGCCGACCGACCCCATTGAGGTGAGCCGGCTGATTAGTGCTTACCGCAAATACTTGAGTAAGCATTTGCCCAAAGTGGCGGGCGGCGAGGCGGTGTGTGCAGATGTGCTGCGCGAAATGCAAAAGCGCACGGATGTGATACTGAGGCTGGGCGGCACTTTCAAGGACGACTACGCCGAGCGTTTGCGTGGGGTGGGCATCAGCCTGTAGTTAATTGTAATCAGTCTTTTTTAAATTAAAAAAAACAGCATGTAAGCATGAGCAGCATTACACCCAAAATAGTGGATACGGTGAAAACGTATCTGATGGCTCCGGTGGCCGACATGGAGGCGGCCCGTGTGCCGCAGCAGGTGCAGAAAAGGGTGCTCAGGCTTCGCGAGTATTATTCGCGCTGGCTGGAGAACCCCGTTTGGACGGATTCGGACGTGGTGCACCTGCTGCGCAATGAGCACGGGGTGGGCACGTCGCAGGCTTACGAGGACGTGAAGCTGATAAAAATTTGTCTGGGCGAAATTAACCGCCACAGCCGCGACTACGACCGCTACCTGTTTAGGCAGCGCTGCGAGGAGGGGTGGCGGTGGGCACGCGACATAGGCGACCTGAAGGCTTTCAATGCGGTGACGGCTACTTACTCACGCGGCTGCCAGCTGGATAAAGACGAGTTGCAGGCTCCCGACTATTCGGTGATTACGCCGCAGACGTTTGTGATCAGTGCCGACCCGGGCGATGCGGGATTCAAGCGTGTGCCGGGCATTATGGAAAAAGCACGCAAGCTTTATGCGCAATATGCACAGGAGGCTGAAGCGGCTGACGAATCCGAAAACACTGAAAGCCTATGAAAAGCTACATTACCGAACTTTATGCCTGCCCGGCCCGACTATTGGACGAGGTGATGATTACGCCCGACGGAATGGCTGCTTTTGTGCCCGATTACGTGAGGTGGACGCGCATTGGCCTAAGCGGCATTGCGCGGATGGAGGTGACGGACTCGGCCGAAAACGGTGTGCGCCGGTTTACCACTACGCTGCAGGCTGTGGTAGACGAACGCCCTGCGCCGGTGCGCGAGCCTCAGGCCTTTTTGGCGGTTGGCACCGAGGGAAGGGCTTACTTGGTGGGCTCGGGGGTGCGGCCGATGCCGCTGGTTACCGTGCAGGACATTCACCCCGACCGAACGAGCGAACGCGCGGCGTGTACGCTCACCATAACCCTGCTGGCGGCGCATGGGGCGTTATTGGCAAAAAGTTTCAAAAACATCAAACCCTTAATAACTGATGAAAATAAATGAACCAAACCTTATAGAACTGGCAACGGGCATCAGGGATGAAACCATGCCTGAGAGGAACACGGCTACGCGTGTGGGGTCGCTGCTGATACTGATGGTTGAAAAGCAAGCTGCGACTGACAACGCGCTGAACTCGAAGGTGGACATGAGCGTTGTGAATCAGCTTATCGGGCGTTACGATGCGGCGATTGCATCATTGAAGTCGGCCGACAAGGACCAGCTTGAGGTGATAGATGGGCTTGTGATCACGGACGTGGACTTTGAGCGGCGCATGAAGGCTGTGGAGGTTGAGGTGCCGAAGATTGGGAAGCTGGAGGGGCATGTGGCTGACTTGATCGAGGGCTGCACAATGCGGTTCGATGGGTTTGCTTCGCTGGGGTCGGTGGCTGACATGAGCGTGGAGCAGCCGCTGAGCATTCGTTTCCATACGGGGCTGCAGGTGTTCGTGGCGGAATATCGTAGGGGTGTGTGGTGTAACAACTGGCCTTCGCGGTATCAGTTCATGGACGATGAGGGGCATGTGAGGGCTAACAAGTTGTTTTTGTGCGATTCGGCTCTTTACTGCTGGGACCCTGAGCGTAACCGGCTGGAACTGGTGCAGGGCGGCTCGGGTGGCGAGATGCCCGACCCGAGCGATTTGCGCCGACGGGTGGAGGTGTTGGAGAATGAATTGGCGCAACTGCGTGAATTATTGACTGTTTAATCATTTCCGGAAATACAAACAAATTTATTAACCAAAAACAAAAAAATTATGGCAGAAATTACTGTTGCCGGGGGCACGCGCGTAGGTTTTAGCGCGAACAAGACCCTGGAAGAGGCAAAATCACTTAATGATAACCGACTGGTTATTTGCAAGGGGCACGAGCTATCGTTTAATGGTCAGCGTGTGGGACTGAGCGAGAGTGAGGCCAGTTTTATCAAAGAGAAGATGGATGAGGAGTTCAAAGCACGTATCGGTGTGAAACTTGTTGTTTCGCCTACGGTGCAGGATGCTGCCGCTCCGGCGAGAGTTTCGGTTAGCGTGTATTGCACATTCGATGGGGCGGCTGTTGCGCCCGATGCAGCTCCTACGGCCACAGCATCAGTTGGCGGACAGTCGATTGGCACACCCATTACCATGAATGCTGGTGGTGTTAATCACAGTTATAGCGGGGCTACGGATGGCAAGAACGTAGAGCAAACCATTTCGGTAACTGTGAGAGTTAAGGGCGTGATTTTCATGAAATCTGTGAAGATTCCTGCTTACCATAAGATTTGGTATGGTGTGACTCCTGATGAATCGTTGGGTACTGATTTTGCGTTGGAAAGTACGTTTGAGTCGCTTAGTGCGAGAGCTAATGCTGCAGCGACCTATGATTTTGACTTCATATCTCCTCACTGCTACGGCTACATTCTTGTGCCTAATGGTGTGACCCTTCCCTCTTCGATGCAAGGTGATAATCCGAGCGGTCAGGAAGGTCCGCTGCCTGTACCTTTCAAGAAGTTGGCGAATGTAACTATTGGCGGTGTGACTTACACGCAGCTTCGCTTTGCCACGGCACAGGGTGTTTGCAAGCATTCGGTGGCTTTTAAGTAAGAGATTGGAGTAGTTAAAAGTATAATTGAAAAAAAGTAAATAGAAATGGCAGAAGTAACTTATATCAGTTATTCAGCGCGTGCCAAATCGACTACGGCAGATGGCATTTTTGCCGAGGCACAGCAGATTTTGGACGTCAGCAAGAACAAGAACCAGCAGGCTATCAATGCTGAGGTGACTACGGAACTTGGGAAGAAGGTTGCGAAGTCGGAGTTTGATTCGTTCAAGACTTCGAATACGAGTGCGATTGCGGCAAAGGCCGACAAGAGCTATGTGGATACGGAGCTGGGGAAGAAGGCAAACTCAGCAGACGTTTACACGAAGACGCAGGTTTACACGAAGAGTGAGACTGACACGAAGCTGGGCACGAAGGCGAACTCGGCAGACGTATACACCAAGGCACAGGCCGACAGTGCTATTACTGCTAAGGTAAATGCGGCTGTGGCTTCGGTGTATCGTGTGAAAGGTACAAAGGCTACGATTGCTGAGGTTACGGCACTGACGAATGTGAAGTGCGGTGATGTGTGGAACGTGACGGCAGAGTTTACACTTGGTGGCAAAAAGTATCCTGCCGGTACGAATGTGGTGGCTTTGGCTGACAAGAGTGCTGCTGATGCCGCGAACTGGGATGCGCTTGGTGGCACGGTGGATCTGGCCGGACATACCAATGACATGAAGACCTGGGCGAATGGTCAGTTTGCCGGAAAGGCTTTCGAGACTAAGGTTAACACCAATACTTCGAACATTAGCAGCCTGACTACGCGCGTGACAGCGGCTGAGGGTCAGTTTGCCGGATACTATACGAAGGGTGAGACCGATACGAAGCTGGGCACGAAGGCGAACTCGGCTGATGTGTATACGAAGACGCAGGTTTATACGAAGGGTGAAGTCGATGGTAAGGTTGGTGCTGCTAAGATGCAGAAAATTCTGGTTGCGAATTTGGACAAAGAAACCATTTTGACACTGAAGTCAGACCCTTCGCGCGCTTGTATGCAGGTGGTTGACTCAAATCTAAAGCCTGTTGGTGTGTTGTTCCAATTTTCAGACGATGCTGGCCACGTGTTAACGCAGGAGTTTCACACGCATTATACCTACAATCCGGACAGAACGTTTGATGGTTCGACCGCAGGTTTGATTGTTAATCATAATCACAATGCCATTACGGTGTTTAGCCGTCATTACAGCGATACATCGCCTGTTATGCTGGTGCCATCTGTTCACACTCCGGCAAAATATCTTTCACGACCTGATATATTAATAGTCTCGTACTTTACTGAGTTGAAATATAAATCGACCGGAATGCCAGAAGGCAACAGTTTCCCGTTAAAAAGCTGGACACCCTGGCGTAGTCTCGCAGACGAAGACTCAATGTTTTTGGATGGACGCCTTAAAGAGCTTGAAGCCCTTTTGAAGCTGGCATAGTTTATAAACAATTTGTCAGCCCCATGCGCAGGGCCATTGTTTTGTGCATGGGGCTGATTTTTTTTACCGAAAAAGAAGGAGGACGATTATGTTACAGCCTTGGAAGAATTTGGAGGGTAAGTATTACCGTATAGATGTAGGTACGGCAAAGTCGACAGCCATGAGCAGCACGGCGAATGCTTCGACGATATACTTTTGTACGGACGGGAGCATTGTGCTGAACGGCGTGGAAATGGGCCCGAAGTATTCAACGCCCGACCTTTCGCCTTACTTGAAGACGGATGGTTCGCGCGCTATGACGAACACGCTGAAAATCAATACATGGAACGCGCTTGAGCATACGATGGGCGGCTATAAGGTGTTTTTCAGAAACGATGGTGCGAACTTTTATGTGATGCTGTCGGATAAGAATGGTTCGTCGTTTAACTCGCTTCGCCCGATACGTATTGACATTTTGACGGGCGATGTGCATTTTTGCGGCGATAAGCTGTCGGTGTACAACAACGGCGATGTGTATGTTCGCGGTACGCTGCATGCGAGCAATGTGGTAAAAACGCTTGAGGCAGATGTTTCGGAGAGCGATATGGGGGTTGAATAATTTGTTTTAAAAAAAAGAGAAAAGAAAGGAGGACGTGTTGAGTTATGGAAAAGACAGGAACGGCCGGGTTGCTGTGGTGGGCTACGATGGGTAGCGAGGCACTGGATGTGCTGTATGACCTGCGGTGGATGCTGGTGCTGATTGTGGTGCTGATAGTGTCGGACTTTTGGTTTGGTGTGAGCGATTCGCTGAACAAGCACAAAGAGTTTCGTTTTTCGCGTGCCGGTCGCAGGACGTGTAACAAGGCCGTGGATTACCTTACTTACTTGCTGCTTGGTGCTATCCTTGGTTTGGCGATATTCGAACCGCTTGGTGTGACGAACCATACGGTTACGGCCTCCGTGGGTTTGGGGCTTGGTTGCTTGTGGGAGATTGACAGCATTGTGGGCCATGTGTGCAGCCTGCATGGGGTGACGAACAAGTTTAGTGTGAAACGATTCTTGATCAATTTGCTGCGTAAGAAGTACCCGGACGTGGGAGAAGCGGTCAGTGAAAGTTTAGATGAACCTGAAAAAAAGCGATTGGGATTATGAAGATTTTGATTGACAACGGACATGGTGAGGAAACCCCCGGTAAGCATTCGCCAGACGGACGATTGGCGGAGTGGGCTTACACGCGCGAGATAGCGAAGCGAGTGTCGCAGTGCTTGCGCTGCAAGGGTTACGATGTGCAGCGCCTTGTGCCAGAGAAGACAGACGTTTCGTTGAAAGAACGCTGCAGGAGGGTGAATGCCGTGTGTAAAGAGCATGGTAAAGACCATGTGCTGCTGGTGAGTGTGCATGTGAATGCCGCCGGTAACGGGAGTGCCTGGAGTTCGGCTCGCGGATTTTCGGCTCACGTGGGGCTGAATGCTTCGGTGCGCAGCAAGGAATTGGCAGAGATGCTTTGGAACGAGGCCATTTATCAGGGGTTGCAGGGAAACCGCTGTGTACCGGCAGAGGGTAAGCGTTACACAAGCCAGAACCTGGCGATTTGCCGCGATACGGCTTGTGCAGCAGTGCTGACGGAGAACCTGTTCATGGATAACGAAGATGATGTTCGCTTTTTGCTGAGCGAACGCGGACGTGCTGCGGTGACTGCCACCCATGTGAATGCGATTGTTCAATACATTGAATGCTTCTATGGAAAATAAATTGGGTCCTTTGCTTGAATTGCTTGGTGTGCTTGCGGCTATCGTCATAGCCGGGCTTCTATCGGCTTCGCTTTGGGAGCGTTACCGCCTGAGGGTCGATGATGGGCGCGGCATGGATACGATTGTGGTGCGCGATACGGTGTATTATGCTACGCCCGTGGCTTCGGACAGCGTGGTGATGAGGTACGAAACGGTGCGTGTGCCGATTTACAGACCGGCCGATACGGTGCGTGTGACGGATACTGTGCTGTGCAATGTGCCTCAGACGGACAGCGTGAAGGTTCAGCTACCGATAGTGCAACGGACGTATGGCGACAGCCTTTATACGGCGTGGGTGAGCGGTTATGATGCTCGGCTTGACAGCCTACGGCTTTACACGCGTAGTCAGTATAGCTTCAAGGCGCGCGACAAGCCCCGTCGTTGGGGTGTAGGCATCGGTGCCGGTGTGGGCTTTACGCCGAAGCATGGTGTGCAGCCTTACATTGGTATCGGGGTACATTATAATTTAATCAGATTTTAAGTAGAGGCAAGCGATTATTCCAGGGTTGGGGTGTGGCTTGTCTTTTGTTTATAAGTAGTGTACCCCCAACTTTGCAGTAAACGAAACAAACAAATGCTATGGCTGCTTCATTGATTACAAAAATACCACCCTATATATTCCCATTCCAAGTGGATAGGCTCGAAATACAGACTCAGGCAAATGCTGACTGTAAAGTGATGGTTGAGGTTGACTACTTGCCCATACTCTCAGCGTACCTTACAGCCGGGCATAACGGTGTTGTGACGCTGGACGATTTGCAACCACTCGTGTCCGAAACCGCTGAAGCTTGCGGTGCGATGCCTGTACACTTTTCGGTGTCGGCCGATGGAGTAGAACTTGGTACGGCCAGCATACTGCCCTGCCGCCATCGGTTAGACTTGAGTGCTGAGGAGGTGGCGAAAAAATATTTTTTATCGGCCTCAATGGGGCGAATGCGCATGATTTCAGATACTGCACTTTTGCATTTAAGCTGGGCGGCACTCGCGGATGATGGAGAACTGAAACTCATTGTTTATTGGTACAGCCCGACACTTAAAGCGGCTGCTCACACCGTTCATTATCCGGAAGTGACAGAAATGGACGAAATATACCGCACGGCAACGGTCGATGTATCGAACCTTACGCCACCGGAGAATTACGGCTACCGGATTATGCGCATGGAGGCCTGTTGCGGACTACGAACACAAACCTACACGTTTCCGGCAGACGGCCTTTCAGTTGGCGAAACGCACGAAGTGGAATATACAAACCTCTTTATGCTGCCCGATACGCTGCTGCTTACCGGCACTGCTATCGAAGAAGAACATAACACTTACACCACGGCGCGACTAAACGGACGCTTGCAAAACGTGAGGGTGACGGGTGAACCTTCGGTGAAATGTCAAAGCGGACCTTTACATGACGGCGATTTGAACGTTCTGCGCGATTTGGCACTAAGCCGCGCGGCTGCGGTGAAAGGCAGGAATATCATTGTGACGGGAGTGGAATGTAAGCACAAAAAAACTGATTCGGACCTGATCGAGGCTGAAATTACCTGGAAATATGCAGACAGTGGCTACACTTTTGCCTCAGGACACACACCGAGGATATTTGACGAGAAATTTGATTACTCCTTTAACTAACACAGCTCGAAGCATGAAGCGGAGAAACAGCATTCACATTAACGAGGCCATGCAGGTGTTGACCGACCGGAACCCCCACGACCTGAAAGCATGGAAAATGGAAACAGGCGAGGTGCTGGAACTGAACGGTTGGACCATGATAGGACGATGGACAAGAGGCGGAGTGATACGCCTGGTGAACCCTGTGAACGGACAAAAACGTTCGGTGCGGAAGGTGATGATTCACGAAATAGACAACATGAAAATATTTTGGTAAACACTGCTATGATGAATAATATACATACACCAGGAGGCAGAAGCAAAAGCAGAGGCGTTGAAGTGTTCAACATTCCGAACACAGAGTTTCAGGCAGCACTGACCGAGGTGGACGATACGACAAACGTAATAGCCGACAGCGACGGCATGGTTTACACCTCGGGCGTTCCGGGCTACCCGGGCGAAACATACGTAAGGTGGGGCGATGACGACCTGCTGCCCTTCCGGCTCATCAATCTGGTGGGGGCTGACGAAGTTACTGCACAGAACAAACTGTTTAACGTGCTGACTTGTTATGGTGCCGGGCCGCGGCTCGAAGTGCATGCCGAACAGCCGCCTCAGTATCTGGCCGAAGCCAAACGCTGGGTAAACCGTCAGTTCTTGCCTCGCTACTTTCTGGAACAGGCTACCGATATGAAACACTTTTACCTGTCGGTATGTGTGATAATAATGAGCCGCGATGGGAAGCGCATCAACCGCCTGATTCACAAAGATGCGTGCTACTGCCGTTTTGCAAAAGCCGACAATCGGGGGCGCATCAATTATGTGTACTACGGCAACTGGCAGGCACGCGGTATACAGGAGGGTAAGGTGGAACGCATCCCGTTACTCAGCGAGGACGACCCTTTCGGAGACCTTTGCAACCGTATGGGGTATGACCCGGAACAGCCGGAACGTGCGCCACGGCCAACACGGGCAGGACGCAAATTTGCAATGTTGGTGCGATTCCCGACAGCGGGCTGCCAATACTACCCGGTGCCTTATTGGACGGCTGTTTTTCGCGGCGGTTCGTACGATGAGAAAAGGCTGATCAGCGTAGGCAAACGTGCCAAACTGCGGAACAGTTCTTCCATTAAATACCAGGTGGAGATTGAACGAACGTACTGGGACCGCATTTGTGCGGAAGAAAACATTAACGACCCGGTGGAAATGCAGGAACGTGTGAACGAAGAGAAACAGAAAATCAAAGACTTCGTTTGCGGCATTGAAAATAGCGGGAAAGCCTGGATTAGCGGTTACTATGTGAACCCCGACGGCCACGAAGTTCACGACATTCACATTGTGCAGATAGCTACTCCCAAGGAGGGCGGCGACTGGATGGAGGATGTGCAGGCGGCGAGCAACACGATTTGCTATGCTGACAACGTGCACCCGAACCTCGTAGGGGCTACTCCGGGAAAGTCGCAAAGCAATAACTCGGGAAGCGACAAACGCGAACTGTTTACAATGAAACAGGCGCTCGAAACAGCCTTCCATCATCTGCTTTTGATGCCGCTGAACATGGTGTGCCGGTACAATGGCTGGGAAGATGCCGAATTTACCGTGCCTATGATTCAACTGACCACACTTGACGAACACCGCGATGCCAAACAAGTAACAACCGAAAATCACAACTTATGATTACTGAAATTACACGTGAGCATTTTGAATCTGTGCTGCCGTCGATGATCGACGCTGACGGTATCATCTATGAAAAGGCTAAACCTTTGCTGATGAACACGCTTGAGCGGTTCAATGGCTGGCACACCGATTACAGCGAACTTTCTGAGGCCGAAATACGAAACATAGAATCGGTACTTACCCAAACCGTATGCGAAACTGCTGCTTACAACCTGATGCCGCAACTCGACCTTGTAGCTACACCCACGGGGT